AAGCCGCCGAGGACGATCAGGAACCCCCCGCTGAGGAGCCCGCGCCGACGCCTGCGCCAAACACCTGGCGCAAGGAAGTTGCCGCCAAGTGGGCCGACTTGCCTGCCGAAGTGCAGAGCGAAGTGCTGCGCCGCGAAGCCGACTTCCACAAGGGCATTGAACAGTACCGCGCCAAGGCGGCGTTCGGCGACGCCATCGAGCGCGCCGTATCTCCCTACGCTGCCACGCTGCATAGCCTGGGAGTCGGCCCGGATCAGGCGGTCGCCGAACTGATGGCCGCCGATCACCGGCTGCGCCACGGAAGCCAGCAAGACAAAACGCAGTATTTCGCCTACCTCGCGAAGAACTACGGCATCGACCTTGGGCAGGTCGCCGAGTTTTCCCAAGCCACCCCACAGGCCATCGACCCGCACTACGCCGCGCTCCAGCAGGAACTGCGCCAGGTACGGGGGATGGTCGAGAGCAGAACACAGGCGGAACAGCGCCGAGAGCAGGAAGCGCTCCACAGCGAAATCCTGCGTTTCGCCGCCGACCCGTCACATAGTCATTTTGAGCAGGTGAAGGGCCACATGGCCGCGCTTCTACAAGCCGGCCAGGCAGAGAGCCTACAAGATGCCTATGAGCAGGCCATCTATGCCAATCCATCGACGCGTCAAGCCCTACTTCAACAGCAGGTCGAGAAAGCGCGCAAGGAGGCGGCAGCGAAGGCAGAAGCGGCAAGGAAAGCGGCCGGAGTGCATGTGCGCTCCCGCCCGTCCGGGCCGACCACGGCGCCCATAGGCACCATTGACGACACAATACGAGCCACGCTTGCGCGGCTCTCTGCATAAGGAACTCTCACCATGGCATCACCAGGACAAGGCTATGCGGCTGGCGCGTTCAACGTGTTCAGCGAGCTGGTCACGACTACGTTGCGCAAACACCGGGGCGACATCGCCGACGCCGTCTCCAAGCACAACGCGCTTTATCGGAAGCTCACCGCCGGAGACCGCATCCGGAAAGAAGACGGCGGCCTTTCGATCGTCTGCCCCCTCGAGTACGCCTCGAACTCGACGTACCAGCGTTATTCGGGGTTCGACCCGCTCAACATCGGCGCCGTCGATGTGCTGTCGGCCGCGGAATACCCGTGGCGGCAGGTCGCGGTGAATGTGGCCATCTCCGGTCTGGAGATGCGCACCAACAACGGGGCCAGCCGAATCATCAACTTCGTCAAGGCGAAAATCCGCAACGCGCAAAACTCGTTCGCCAACGGGCTGAGCACCGACTTCTACTCGGACGGTACCGCGGCCAACCAGGTCAATGGCCTGCAGGCTCTGGTTTCCGACGCCGGGACGGGGACGGTAGGCGGGATCAACAGCACGACCTACCCGTTCTGGCAATCGGTCGTGCAAAGCGCCGCGGCCCCTTTGCAGGGCGGATCGGCGATCACCCCGAGTGCAACGACGATCGAGAGCCTGATGCTCCCGTTGTGGATCAGGCTGACTCGCGGGGGCGACACGCCCAATCTGATCGTCTTTTCCGACGACTACTTCACTTTCTTCGAGCAAAGCCAGTCGAGCCTGAAGCGCTATGCCCCGTCCGACAACGGACAGGGCGGCATGGTCTCGATGAAGTACAAGACGGCCGACGTTGTGTTCGACAGTTCGGGCGGCATCCCGGCGGCGCATGGCTACTTCCTCAACACGAACACCCTCGAGGCGGTCGTTCATGAGGACGCGAACATCACGGTTCTGGATGCTGTCGAGGCCATCGGGCAGGACGCCATGGTCAAGACGCTCATCTGGATGGGCAACTTGGTCTGCGCGAACCGCAGCCTGAACGGCGTTTTGAAGGCCTAAGGAGAAGAAGACATGTTCGCACACATCACCCCTCTTGCCGGTACTCCGGCATTCAACGACTTCCACGTCGCCGACACCACGCAGCGCGAGCCCCTTGGAACCATCGTCACGGCGGTGGACAACTTCTGGGGGACCGGAACGTTCATCTACCTGAAGAGCAACGCCACCGTCATCAAGGGCTCGCTGGTCATGTGGGATGAACTCTACCAGGCCGCGCTTCTCCCGAGCACGGCGGGGCAGGGTTTCCCGTTTGCCGTGGCGATGACTCCTGCGGCGTCCGGAACGTACTTTTGGGCGCAGGTGCAGGGCTTCGCGGTGCTCAAGAGCACGTCGGACGTGGCGGCGGACGCGGCCGCGGCGGTTGCTGGCGCTGGCCTGGCCGGCGCCCTGGCAAACGGCAAGCAGTTGCTGAACGTCCGCGTTCGCAAGGCCAACGCCGCGACCAAGACCGTCAACGCGACCACCCAAGCCGGGAATGGCATTCTCTATTGCCCGAACGGCTACGACGGAATCTTCCTGGGCATGGCGTTGTCCGGAACCGGCATCCCGGCCTCGACGGTCGCCGCCGGTCTCGATCCCGATGGCAAGCGCATCTACACCGGGTCGGCTATCGGGACGCTCGGCGACAAGAACTCGACCGCCTCGGGATCGATCACGCTGACGGGAACCTTCACCGGCTATCTCGGCGCCGTGATCAACTTCCCCCACGCGCAAGGGCAGATTCTGTAACGACCCCCGCTCAGGACTTGAGCAAGCGCCCTTCGGGGCGCTTTTCTTTGTCGCCACACGACGGCAAAGCAAAGCGCTACCGCTAATCAAGGAGTCATCCCATGTATCAGCAACAGCAAGAACGCGTTCCCTACTTTTTCTTCCAGGACAGGGAGAATGGACCAGACCCTGAGCAGTCGGCGATCCGCGGTTACGAAGTGCCGAGAGTGTCGACTTTCATCTATATCACGCCGCACGGTCACAAGGGCGACCCCATGGAGTTTCTCGCCGAAGAGTTCATCGAGCGCAAGATGACCGAGGCGCGCGCCGGGCGGTACTCCATGGCCTGGGCCAAAGAATACAAAGAGGGTCTGGCCCTGTACCGCGAGGGGCGGGAGATTCCGCGGCATGGAACGCCGATCATCACCTGGGAGCGCATCCTCAAGGCGCGCCGTGAGGCGCTGCGCGCGAAGTTCCCGACGGTCGAGGACTTGGCGGCAACGCCCGATTCCGGGCTTTCTCAGATCGGAATGGACGGTCGCGTATTGCGCGACCTTGCGCGTGCCGATGTGCAGTCCAAGGAGTCTCTGGCGCCGGTAGTCAAGGAGCTTGCCGACGCCAATGAAGCCAATCGGCAACTGCGGGAACGGCTCGAACAACTGACGGCCCGGCTGACGCTGCTTGAAGCGTCCGACGAGCCGAGACGCGTGCCGGGACGTCCGCGCAAGGTCGAAGAGGCCGCCTAGATGCCGTGGTCCTGCCTGAAGATCATTCAGACAGCATGCCGTCGCATCGGCATTCTGGCGCCGAACGCCGCGGTCACATCGACGGACCAGCAGATCATCCAGCTTGTCGCGATCAGCGAAGAGGAAGGCCAGGAGCTTGCCGCGCGCTATCCGTGGCAGGCGCTGCAAGCCGAGGCGACATTCACCACGCTGGCGGCTGAACTCCAGGGCGCGCTGTCGTCGATCGCGCCAGGACTCGGCTACATCATCAACGATACGATCTACAACCGCACGCTACAGCGGCCTGTCTATGGCCCGAGCAGCCCGCAGAAGTGGCAGGCGGACAAGGCAAGCCAGTTGTCCGGGCCGTGGTCGTCGTTCCGCATCAAGGGAGATTCGCTGTACTTCTACCCGGCGCCATCGGCCGGCGATTCGTGCTATTTCGAGTACGCCAGCCGGAATTGGGTAAGCAAGTCGGCCGGCAGCACGTCCGATACGTGGAGCAACGATGCCGACACGCCGCTGCTCGACGACCAGTTGCTGACGCTCGGCACGATATGGCGATGGAAGCAGGCCAAGGGACTCGACTACGCCGAGGACTTCGCCAAGTACGAGCGCCGGGCGGCCGATCTGATGGGCCGGGACGCAGGGAAGCCGACCCTTCGTATGGACGGCGGGTCGGACGACGTGCGGCCGTTCGTGGTTGTTCCTGCCGGACCATGGGGGATTCCGTAGATGCGTTCCCCACAGCAACGCATCCGCCGCAATCAGGTCAGCCGCACGCTGACTGTCCCGGCCCCGGTAGACGGTATAAACGCCCGCGACGCGCTGGCCGAGATGAAGCCCACCGATGCTATCCGGCTGGACAACCTCTACTGTACGCCCAACGACGTTTTCTTGCGGAACGGCTATTCGAAGTACGCAACCGGGATGTCCGGGATGATCAACACGCTGGCGTCGTATTCCCCGCCGACCGGCACGCCGCGCCTGTTCGCGGCGGTCGGCGCCAACATCTACGACGCCTCGGCGGGCGGCGTGGTCGGGGCGGCGGTCGTCTCCGGCAGGACGTCGGACAAATGGCAGCACACGAACTTCGGCACGGCCGGTGGGAACTTCCTGATCCTGGTCAACGGCGCGGACAAGCTGCAGGGGTACAGCGGCTCCGCATGGTGGCGCGATGGCGACGGGACGCACGACATTACCGGAGTCGACAGCGCAAAGCTGATTCATGTCTGCGCGCACAAGTCCCGCCTGTGGTTCGTCGAGAAGGACTCGCTCAGCGTCTGGTATCTCGCCGCGCTCTCGATCGGTGGCGCCGCGACCGAGATTGATTTCTCCGGACTCTTCGGACTCGGCGGGTATCTCGTCGCCATGGGATCGTGGTCGCTCGACTCGGGGACCGGGATAGACGACTACGCCGCATTCATTACGAGCGAAGGACAGGTCGCCATCTATTCGGGGTCGGACCCGGCGTCCACGTCGACGTGGTCGCTCGTCGGCGTCTTCGATCTTGCCGCGCCGATCGGCCGGCGTTGCGTGATGAAGCTTGGCGGCGATTTGGCCATCATCTGCCGGGACGGCTTGGCTCCTCTGTCGAAAACGCTTCTGACTCTGGTCAGCGGGACCGACAAGCTGACCGACAAGGTGCGATCTCTGGTGCAGGGCTACACCACCGACTACGGCTCGCTGTTCGGGTGGGAAACGCAGCTTTTCCCGGCGCAGAACATGCTGCTGCTCAACATACCGACCAGCCCCACCCAGAGCGTGCAGCTCGTGCAGAACCTTCTGCATGGAGCGTGGTCGCGCTTTGTCGGGTGGGATGCCGCGTGTTTCGAACTGCATCAGGGGAGTCTCTATTTCGGCGGCTCCGGGTATGTCGGCAAGGCGTGGCATACGCAGTCGGACAACGGATCGAACATCAATTTCGAGGCGCAACAGGCATTTTCCCGTTTCGCTCCAGGCGCTCAGCAGTGCAAAGTACAGATGGTCCGGGCGCTCATCTCGACAGACGGAAGCCCTGGCCTGTCCATCGGCGTCAACGCCAACTATGACACATCCTCGCCGACCAGCATTCCGTCTTTTACTCCAGCGTCCGCCGGAGTGTGGGACACCGCGAAATGGGACGAGGCGACGTGGGGCAGCGACCCGGCGATCAGAACGGACTGGCAAACCTGTTTTGCCATCGGACACAGCCTGGCCGCGCACATCCTCGGCGCGTGCAGTGGAATCCGGGTCCGATGGGCCGCGACGGATTACCTAGTCGAACAGGGAGGGGTCGTCTGATGCCGCTGTCTTTCGACAAGATGATTCTCGGGCCGTGGGTCGCCGAGCAGTGCAACATGGTATGGACGCCCGAGAACTCGTCCTGCATCGGAATGATCAGCGAGGACGGAACGCCAACGGCGGCCGCGTGGTTTCAGGACTACTCCGGGGTTTCTGTCTTTGCCCACTTCGCCGCCTCGGGCACGCTGTCGCCGCGGTTCGTCGCGACCATTTTCGACTACCCGTTCCGCCAGCTCGGCGTTCAGCAGATCGTCTGCCCGGTCGTCGAGGACAACACGAAGAGCCTGGGGCTCGTGCGCCATTTCGGATTTCGCCCCGTCGGCAGGATTCCGGCCTGGGCGAGTGGTGGGGACTTGATTTTCTGCGCTTTGCAGCGCGCGGATTGCAAATACTGGAAGGGCAAATATGGGAAAAAGCTCGGGATCGCCGCCTGAACCGGACTATCGCGGGGCCGCTGAAGCGACGGCCGCCGGAAACCTCGAAGCCGCGCGGGCCGCTGCCGCGGCGAACCGGGTAAATCAGGTCACGCCATACGGCAGCCTGACGTATAGCAACTCGGGCCGCCATCTGGACCAGGCCGCCTACGATGCTGCGATGGCGAACTGGCGGGCGAGTCAGGCCGCCGCGGCGGCTCCTGCCCCGGACCCGGCGGCGGCCTTCAAGCGCGCCTATGGAGACACCGAGGGGTTCTCCTCAGCGGTTCCAATTTACGGGTCGTCATCGAAATCGGGCGCGCCGCCCGCTATTCCGCAGCCGCGCATAGAAGACTTCTATATCGGCTCCGCGGACGATGGCTGGACGGCCATACAGAGCCTCGCTCCGGCACAACAGGCGCTGCTCGACCAGCAAAACCGTACCAGCCTCGATCTCGCTGGGCTGGCTGACGAAGGGCTCGGGTATGTGCGCGAGGCGTTGCACAACAACATCACGCTGCGCGACCTGCCGCGCAGCATGGTCAATCCTGGGCAGACCGGACAGGATGCGCTCATGTCGCGCTTCCAGCCGATGATCGACCAGTCGCACGCCGCCCTGCAGACGCAGCTCGCCAACCAGGGAATCATGCAGGGGTCGGAGGCTTACAGAAACGCCTGGCGGCAGCAGAACGAAAGCGAGAACGACATGCGCATGCAGGCGGCGCTGAAGGGCATAGATGTCGGGCAAAGCGCGCAGAACCATCAACTCGGCTTGCTCGGCGCGCTGCAGAACCAGCCAATCAACATCCTGAATGCCATTCGCTCCGGTTCGCAGGTCACGAACCCGTCGTTCACCAACGTTCCGCAGCAGGCGACGACTTCCGGACCGGACTACCTGGGCGCGGCGCAGGGGCAGAATCAGTACAACATGGGGCTGTACAACTCGAACGTGGCGAGCAATAACGCCACAACGACCGCCGGGGTAAGCGCCGCGGCCACCGTCGCCGCGGCAGCGATAATGTGATGCTTACCACGGCTATCGCATTCTCCGGAGGAAAGGACTCGTTAGCTTGTGTGATGATCAATCATCATCGCCTAAAAGATGTTGTAGTCCTATGGGTGAACACCGGGAAAAACCATCCGGAGGTTATCGACACGATAAACAAAGTAAAGTGCTTGTGCCCGAACTTCACGGAAATTATCTCTGATCGGGAAGGGCAGAACGCGTACTGGGGATTGCCTTCCGATATTGTCCCAACCGATTGGACGCGCGAAGGGCGCGACATTTGCGGTCCGAAACCAGTCATGATCCAGCCGTATCTGCGCTGCTGCATCGAGAATATAGGCATGGCAATGCTCAGATACTGTGTGCAAAACGGAATCAAGGAACTCATCACTGGACAGCGCAACGCGGACAAAAGAAAGTCGCCGACGCGCGACGGAGACGTCGTACAAGGCGTCACCTATCGCCAGCCGATCGCCGACTGGACCGATGACGACGTTTTGTCGTACGTCGGGAGGTTCATGAACCCTTTGCCAGAACATCTTGGCTTGAAGCACTCGTCCATGGACTGCTACGACTGCACGGCCTACAGAGCGGACTCCGCCGACAGGATTGCGCTGATGCGAGACCGGCATCCGGCGCTGTATGCAGAATACGAAGTAAGAAAAACTGCCCTCGATAGGGCGATCCATGAAGCCATGGGGGAAGTCTGATGCCACAAGGAAACCCTTTCACGTCCGCGGTTGCGCCGGCCACGATGGCCGGGATTGCCCCCGACCTAGCTTCGGAGCAGGCACAGGTCATGCGCCAGCAACAACTTGCCGACCTTCTTCGCCGGCAGGGCATGG